ACACGAATCATTTCACGTTTGAGTTGAGCACAAGCTTGCTCAACCGAGAACGTTTTACCGTTACCCGAAAGACCCGTAATGAACGTAGGGTAAAAGATACGGGACTGAATAATTTTTTTAATATCGTTAAAGTTACCAAACTTGACGAAGGTATCATCTTTATCAGGAATGAGATTTTGTTCAACGACAGGAATCACAGCGGGAGCAACAAAACTACGCTCGATCTGTTCAACACGTTCTTGAGTCACTTCCAGATTCCAGCGACCACGACCAGTTTTGTAACTCTCAAGACGACGAGTCACAGTCTGATAGTTCAGACCACGAGAGGCGCAAAAACCCTTGAGGTCGCCAGTGGTAATATCAGAACCGTACAGTTCTTGGATAGAAGCAATCAGTTGTTCGTCGTTCACAGAAGATTTACGAGGCATAATGAGTGGTTTGTTTCAACAGACTTATTATACACACAAAAAAGGGGCACCAAAGCGCCCCCTGTGACAGTTTAGAAAGTGGGCTCAAACTCCTTTTACACCAGAGGCATTAGGAAATCCATTTGGATATGGTTTCAGTTTATCCAAAGACTTTCTGGTCTTATTGAGATCGTCTGCCATACCATAAGAACCTCTTCTTTGATCATCCACAACAGCAGCTGCTCTTTGTGCAATAGCACTCTGTTCAACAATACTTTTCTTCCACTCTTCGCTCATATTTCTCATAATGACAAATGCAGATTCTTCGTTATCAGCATAACCTTCACCAAGAAGATAATCCTTGATGATATCAAACACATCGGTAAAATTCTCCTCCATTGGTTTTGGAGTTTGTTTTACTTCTTTCTTTTCTCTCTCAACTTTAAGAACATCAGCAGGGTTCGATGAAGCAGCCTCATAGATTGAAGAATATGCTTCTAACAAATTATCAGGTCTTGCAACAGATCCGTATTGAGAACCGCCAAGTTCTTCTTGTGATTTTTGACCAGTGTAAGACATACCACTGGAAATCATATCTTTAGAAACTCTATGATCCATTTTGTGACAATTTTTTTAAGTATTTAGTCACACAACCAATTCAATAAAATCCCCGAGAATCTTTTTGTTCATTTTCTTGGACTTCAGACTCTTTACAAAGGCAGATTTGATTTGAGATTTAGTAGCATCTTCCGCAACATCAAACTCAGTGTCTTGAGAGAGAGCGTTGGCAGAGAGACCAAAATAAGCGTGATACCCAGACTTTTTAATCACAAACGACTTTTCTTTCCTCCAAGTGCTAATCGTTTTTTCAAGGTCTGGGCCATACCACCCACAATAACGACGAATAAAGTTACCAGCATCACGACCTTCCAGAACACGAATACCGATGAAGTTAATGTCGGCAAACTTGTCCCTCAGATTGTGAAGAAAAACATCGGTGATTTGATGCCATTCACAATCCATAGAATATGTGTTTCCAGTCTTACGATCACGCAGAAATGTATTAAATCCAACAGTAGCAGTTCCCAGAAAAGGACCATCTTCCCATTGACGTTTCACTTCACGGTGATACTTAATACCACACGCTTCACCATCAGTCAGAATCACACACTGAACTTTCTGAAGTTTGTTCTCCTTTTGAAACTTAGGCAGAATCTGGTGAAGAGAAATCAGGGCTTCATTCAAAGGAGTTCCTGAAAGAGAAAGACCGAGAGGAATAGAATAATGAGCATAACAATTACGACCAAAGGCAGTAGCAAGACGAAAGATATTCTTCATCTGTTCTTCCAGAGTCTTAGCATTCACTTGACTGGTAAGAAGATTCATCATCGAGAACCATTCACCAACTTGAATCAGACCATCTTTCTTTTGATAGGAAAGTTCACGAATGTTTGCTTTACCATACTCATCATAAGAAACAAGAGGATATTCGGTCGTGAAAGCATAAACCTCAAACGGAATCGAAACTTTCTTACAGAACCAAACAAGGTTGAAGAGTTGCTTGACCGTATCCAGCATCACATCACACATCGAACCAGACCAGTCTAGAACAAACACCAGACCGTGATTCTTACCATTAGCAAGAGTGGTGACTTTCTTGAAGAGATCTTCATTGTATTTGTAGGTATGAAGTTTAGAGCAGTCCAGAACACCAGTACGGGCTGTGGTGGCACGAGCATAAGAATCTGCGGCTTTCTTACATTCAAACTCCTTTACCAGATAGTTGACTTCTTTCTGGGCAGAACGTTTGAACTCATTGAACTGACTATCAACTGTACCAAAAATTTCTTGGTAAGAATATCCAGTATTTTCAAGAAAACCACCCCAAGCTTCTTTGCAACGAAAATGAATTTCTTCATTCGGAACAATCACTTTTTTCAGATCGAGTTTAGGAAGTTCCAGATAAACATTTTCGGGGCCACTATTGTTAACAAGATCTTTGAGTGCCTCTTCCAAAGAATCCATCGTCTTCACTTCAGGTTCTTCATTCTTCTCACCACCCCGTTCTTGAGTAGTATCACCCTTTTCTTGAGTAGTTTCATCAGAGGCGGAACCTTCAGAATCATTAGACTCAGGTTGGTCATTATCACCCTCTTGTTGATCACTGAAATCAGAAGCGGGCTGATTATCAGCACCACTCTGCTGAGACTCAAGATTATCCAGAGAGATCTTGGTCTTTTCTTGTTGTTTGTGTTTGCAGTATTTGTAGAGTGATTCTGCAGCAATCAACACATCAGCAAAGGTTTCAGTGTTGGCAATCAGATTGATGATTTCAGTCTCTTCTCCACGTTCAATAGGAATATCAATGTAGTTACCGACCTTGAACCACAGATTCACACGGTCAGCAAGATTATAAGTTTCCAGATTGTCGTCTTTGATTTGGAAGAAATCGTCATCAGCAAGTTCCTTGTAACCGTTATAAAAAGTCTTGGCAAGACCAGGATAACGACGTTTCATCAGTTTCTCAATACGAACATCCTCAACCACATTGACAAACTGAGGAGGAACTTTTACCTTCTCCAACCAATCTTCATCTGGAGTATAGAGAGCGTGACCAACCTCGTGGCCCACCAGAAGATCATATACGGTGTTACTGGCACGTTCCCACATCGGCAGGGTCAACACACGGGTATGAACGTTGAAACAGGCAGTCTCCACCTTCTTGTGCTCAACCACAAGGTCTTCGGTGGCAAGAAGTTTAGCAAGTTGGGACTTGATTTCGTGGCGGACGGTCATTGGTTTGTTTCAGATGAGCCCAGTATACGAAAAAGACCCCCCTTTACGGGAGGTCTTATGACACTTCTTGAAGTGGGCCAATCGAGCCTTGGCTTGTCGTAGAGCCTGAGGTTTCAATCGACGTTTCTGTTCTTTCTTACTGTGATGCTGCCAGTTTGGAGTGTTCATTGGTCTTTGGTGTATCAGGCCATCATACGGGAAAAACCTTTGACTTTCTCAAACCGTATGACACTTTCAAATTTGTCTTGAAGCCCGTCTTTGTGGGAGATGACAAAGATGTTTGCACCCTTAATCACATAACGAATGATCTTAAGAAACTCATCAGTACCAAATCCGTCAAGAGAAGAATCAAACACTTCATCCATAATTAACAGATTTGTATTAACTGAATTTTTAAACCTGGCTACTTCTCTCCAAGTGAACAGAAGAGCCAGGTCGATTCGCATTTTTTCTCCTTCACTGAACGAAGCATAGGAAAAATCTTCGTGAATAGGAGATTGAACCGTTTCGTTGAATTCCTCGTCAAGTTTGAAGTTGATGTAAAAGTCCATCATCTGTAGATACTTATTGACCTGTTGGTTAATAAGTGGAAGATACTTCTTGATGATTTTAGTTTTTACACCACCATCTTTGAGAAGGGAGTATGCAAAGTCGTGATACTGGATGCTTTGTTTTTTCTCTCCTAGTTTCTCGTAGGTTTCTCTTAAGTTTTCATTAAACTGAGCTAACTTCTCATGTTCAGTATTTCGATTCTCAAGTTGGGCGGTAACAGTTTGAATTTCTGATTCAAGATCACGGATTTGTCGTTGGTATCCAGCGACTTTAATATTGTTTTGAGAAATTTCATTTGTGAGTTTTGTAACCTCTTTGGAGAGTGTAAGAAATTGACGCTCTCTTTCCTCTTCTTTTTGAATCGCATCCTCGAGCTCTTTGAACCCTGATTGTAACTCCCTTGTTTTATTTTGAGCGTCTGTAATTCTATTTAAGCGAAACTCTTCTTCAATTGTTTGAGTGCAAGTGGGGCAAACCGTATTCTCCGTAAAGAACTTATGTTCCTTGGTAATTGTAGATACTTTGTTTGAGATCTTGCCTTTTAGATTACCAAGTTTCTTCAGTTTGTCGGTGGCTCCAGAAAAAGATTCCATTGACATTGTGATCTTTTCAACCTTTGAGTTGATCGAATCATTTTCAGATGAAGATTCTTCTTGAAGTTTGAGAAGTTTATCGATCTTCGTTTCCTTCTCATTGATAATATCTTTACCTCTCTTTTCCAGTTCATCGATAAAGTTTTGTTGCATCTCTACCTTTTCTTTGAGAGAAGTCTTTTTCAACTCTAAAGTATGAACGTCATCTCGAATGGTACGAATCTTATCTTTAATGATCAGATTCATTGCAGAGAAGATCTTAATATCCAAAAGATCCTCAATCACTTCTCGACGACTTGCAGCAGGAAGTTGCATAAACGGAACAAAAGTACTTGAACCCAGAATCACAATCTGAGTAAAAGACTTATAGTTCATCTTGAGAACATTTTGTTCCAACCATTTTTGTTGAGTTCCTGCATCTGCATTTTGATCCATCATCTTTCCGTTACGATGAATCTCAAAGATGTTTGGTTTCATTCCACGACGAATTAACCACTCAGTTGATCCAACATTAAACTCAATCTCAACCAAACAATCCTTCTCATTTGTAGAGTTGAGAAGTTGTGGTTTGTTGATTTTACGGAATGGTTTGTTGAACAAAACAAAAGTTAGTGCATCCAGAATAGTGGACTTACCTGCACCGTTGGTTCCGATAATTAAAGTGGTATTGTCTTTATCGAGTTGAACTTCTGTCCATTGATTCCCCGTAGAAAGAAAATTACGCCATTTTATTTTTTTGAAGCAAATCATTATTTTTGGGAGGAACTAGGATATCATCAGGAGTAATAATATTATACTCGTATTCATACAATTCGCAAGCCCTGATCGCCGAATCGTCATCAACTTCAACAACATTCATATCAGGGTAATCTTCGTACTCTAATAATCTTGCATATCGTTCTGCATCGTCTTCTTCTTCAAACAACAAAAGAACCTTATCACCGTCTTCGGTTTCCAGAGCAAACGCTCCGTCTTCTTCAAATCCTTTGACAGTGAGAATGAACATTAATCAACCTCGCAAGCTTCCTTATATACCTCTTGTAGAATACTGGTAACAATAGATTTGTCTAGATCAACCTCAGCTTCCTGAATATATCTATTCAAGATTGAGATTGTGTCTTCAGATTCTTCTGCTTCAAACTCTTCACTCTCCACCAGTACAAAGTTTTCAACAACCTTAAGTTCAGCTACATTCGACGAGTAGATCTTATCAATGAACTTTTCAAACTGTTTGTGATCTGTCTTCTTTCGTACAATGACTTTAATGATCTTTCCCTCAAATGAAGTGACATCTAACATCTGATACGGAGTATCCTCATAATAGACGTTGTGAAACATCTTGAAAGGATTGTTGATCGGAGTGCATTCTAGAGTGTCAGTATCAAAGATGTGAAAACCACGGGTGTCATTCACATCATTCCAAAACATTTCATAAGGATTTCCAAGATAGAAAATCTTACCGTTATTTGAACGAGTGTGATAGTGACCAGAGAAGACCAGTTCAAACTTATCAAACAACTCAATGTTCATACCGTCTTCCATAATATGACCACGGTGAGCTCTGAAACCATTCAGTTCAAGGTGACCCATTGCACACTTACTGGATGTCTTATTGATCATACCGAAAGTTTTTTTCTCGTTCTCTTGATTAATCCAAGGTATGAACAGAACTTTCAGTTTATCCAGTTTAACTTCTGTTGGTTCAGAATAAACAACAACGTTTGAATATTCACGAAGCAACAAGTCAACCGCATTGACCTCGTTTGTATTCTTGTAATAGGCGGTGTGATTACCAACAATTGTATGAACCTTGATGCCCATACTAGACAGTCGATCATAATAGTTTTTCTTTGCCCAAGAAAGAGCAGAGAAGTCAATACCTTTACGACTGTCAAATGTATCACCCATATCAACAACTGTGGTGATACCTTCTTTTTCTAAGGTTGTAAAAAATACTTCGTTATAGAACTTGAGAAAGTAATCGTGAAAGAGTTTGGAGTTTTTACGAGCACCAAAGTGTTGGTCAGTAATAATGGCTACTTTCACTGATAATACATCCTCGTTTGAACTGCATCCTTAATTGAGTTATAATCAGAACTAGAACCTCCCATTAAACCATCATCAGAGAACACTTCATCATAACCAGATCTTTCCAGAATCTTAGTTTTGATTTCAAGTTGTTTCTTTTCCTTTTGAATACGACGAAGAAAAGCGTAATGAATGATTTGAGTAAAATAAGCAAATGGGTTTGATGACTTTTCTGGATTAAAGTTGTTAATGTACTGAACACAGTTTTCAATACCATCACAGATCATATCATCTTTGAACATATAGTTCACAAAGTTTGGTTTGTATGATAAGTGAGTGGCAATCTTGAGAAAACATTCTCCAAGATAATTAGTAATACGTGGTTTAGGTTCTCCTCGTTGTTGTGCC